GACGATGGCGGCGGCCCGCGAGGACGTCTACCGCCGCTTCTTCCACAACGCCGAGCCCCCGCCGTGGCGCGAGCCCGGCACCGAACAGGGCAGGGCGAAGATGGACGCCGACGTGCGCCGCTTCGCCGCCCTGGCACCGATGGAGGTCTTCAACAACCCTGAGGCGTTCGCCGAACTGCTGGAGCTGGGCGACTTCCAGGGCTGGACGTGATCATGCTCGACAGCACGGCGACCGCCCGGCAGGATGGGCGACGCTCCTCCGGTGGATGTTGGCACTGAAGTCGAAGGGCAGCGAATGGGTTCGACGGGTGACCGTCGAACCCATTCGCCTTTCACGGCAAATCATTTCTCCTGGTCGCATGAATGCACGAAAAATGCATTGCTCTATTCGTGTGACAATATGCCGGAAAGTGCTGGACAGGGGCTGTCCGACCGGTAATGTCAGTGGTGCCAACATTCATCACCCACTGACACCCGCAAGGGTGACTCTGGTTAAGGAGTCAGCCGTAATGGCTCATGAGATTGAGATTCACCAGGATGGGACAGCCGCTTTTGTGTCCGCCAACACCCCGGCATGGCACAGGTTGGGGACCGTGGCCGATGGCCCGATGACCGTTGCCGAAGCCCTCAAGCTGGGCAAGCTGGCCGACTGGGACGTCCGCATGGAACCAGTGGTCGCCGCCGTGACCGGTGCCAAGTGTGTGGAGTGCTCCGTTCCGTTGGGAGGCAAGCACGACGACATGTGCGGGGTCGGGGACCACGAGGGCCTGGACGACAGCCGGATCGTGGATGCCGATGACACCGCCGTGGTGGTCCCCGTCCCGTCCCACCGTGCCGTGGTCCGCACCAACCCGGCGACCGGGGAACCCGAGGTGTTGAGTGTGGGAGGGCTGGACTACACCCCGATTTCCAATGAGGACATGGGGCAGACTCTCCAGGCCATCCTGGACGAGTCCGGGGCGATCGTGGACACCGCCGGTTCCCTCCGGGGTGGGTTGTCCACTTTCATCACCGCCCGACTCCCGAAGGGGATCATGGTGGGGGGTGTTGACCCGGTTGAGCTGAACCTGGCCGGATTCAACTACTTCCAACCGGGGAAGTCGTCCGAATTCCTGATCACCCCCGTCCGGGTGGTGTGTGCCAACACCCAAGCCGCCGCACTGGGCAACTTCCGTTCCCGCCACACCGTCCGGCACTCCCCCAATGCCCCACAGAGGATCATTGAGGCCCGACAGGCACTCAAGATCACCTTTGACTACCGGGATGCCTTTGCCGAAGAGGCGGAGAAGATGATCAGCCGGGAGTTGGGAATCCGGGATTTCGAGAAACTGTGCCGCGAGATCTGGCCCGCCCCCGAGTCCGAAGCAAGGGCCGATGTCAAGGACAAGGACGACCTGCTCACCACCACCCTGACCGGCATTTTCAAGGGTGCTACCAATGCCAACATTGGGGGCAAGCGGAAAGCCGGAACACATTGGTCCGGCTATCAGACCGTGGTGGAGTACCTTGACCACTTTGCCCCGGTGAGGGACACCGATAATGCAGCCCGCATCCGGGCCGAAAGGGCACTGACCGGCAAGGGCAGGGACACCAAAGAGCTTGCCTTCTCTCTTTTCAAGGTGGTCTGACCGTGGACCCGAACATCACCCTTGAAGAGATCAGGGCCATCCTCCGCACCCACCGGCTTGGACAGCCGGGAGACGTTGGGCTGTTGCTGGACCTCTGGGAGGCCCTTGACCACTGGCTCACCAGAGGTGGTTTCCTTCCCGACCAGTGGGCCGGACCGTCCGAGACCGACGCGGCCCTTCACCACGGACTCGCTCTCCCGGTCGCCGATCCCACCGCCACCGTGACCGAACTCCGTAGACAGGACCTGTCCGACCCCGACCGGTGGGTGACCCTGCTGGCAGGGCTGGACCTGTGGATCACCGTGGACAGCAGCATCCTTCCCGACCAGTGGCTCACCGCTCCCCGGTGAGCACACCGACCGCAGAGCCCCCACACCGCCCGGTGTGGGGGCTCTGCCCGTTGCCCGTGACCGGCCGGTGGTGGCCATGCCGAACCGAGCTCCCAGACCGTGTCCGGTGCCGGGTTGTCCGAACACCGGCCGTTCCGGTGGCCGCTGTGCCGAGTGCCGTAGCCGTGCCCGTAGGGCCGGTGGGACCTCTGCCGACCGGGGCTACACCGGGGCACACAGAACCCGTTTCCGGCCTGCTGTGCTTGCCCGTGACCGGGTGTGCCGCTGTGACCGTGACCAGTGCCCCCGACACCCGCACCGGCCCTGTGACCGGCTGTCCACCGTGGCCGACCACTGGCCACTCACCCGACGTCAGCTCGTCGCGGCCGGACTCGACCCAGACCACCCCGACCGGGGCAGGGGCTTGTGTGCCCCCTGCCACTCCCACATCACCGCCACCGACCGCCGCACCCTGGGAGGGTGGAACAGCCCGTGATCACCGCTGACCACGCCGCGACCGCGCGCCCGTCGACCTGCCGCCGCGCCACCCCAGGGGGGTCACCCCTGGGGTGGCCGGAAGGGCACAAGCCATTGAGGGCTGTTGGTGTCCGGTCAGGTTTCCGCAGACGCCCGACCCACGTCCGCCGAGCCGTTCCCGGTCGGGTCGGACCGGGCGAGCATCCGGCTCACCGTGGACTGGTCAACCTGAGCGTGCGCGGCGATGTCGTCCTGCGCGATGTCGAGCGCACGTGCTTGCTGTACAAGGGATTCATGCTCCTGCGTCCATGCCGCCTTCTGGTCGGCCGCCTGCCCCAACCGCGTCAGCACGTCCGCGCGCTGACGCTCCAACTCCGCGATCACATCGGCCATGACCCGATGATGCAGCACGCATCACCCGATGCACGCTGCATCAGCGTCACGGAGGTGCGTCGTGCCGATCACCATTGACGGGATCACGCCCTCGGAGCAGATCCGCGCCGAGCTGGCCGCCGAGGGAAACCCGGTTCTGCTCGGCTTCAGCCGGGGCAAGGACTCGTTGGCGGCCTGGCTGGCGATGCGGGACGCCGGGATCGAGGTCATCCCCTACCACCTGTACCTCGTGCCCGGACTGACGTTCGTGGAGGACTCCCGCAAGTTCTACGAGGATTTCTTCGGCACGCCGATCATCAACCTGCCGCATCCCTCGCTGTACCGGTGGCTCAACGGCTTCCTGTTCCAACCTCCCGAGCGGGGTGCGGTCATCGAGGCCGCGCAGTTCCCCGAGCCCACCTACGAGGAGATCGCCGGGATGCTGCGCGAGGACCTGGGCCTGCCCGAGGTGTGGAACGCCGACGGCGTGCGGGCTGCGGACTCCCCGAACAGGCGCATGGCGATGGTCACCCACGGGCCGCTACGCGAACACCTGCGCAAGGTCAGCATCGTGTGGGACTGGCGCATCGCCGACGTGCGCGAAGCACTCGCCCGGCACAACTGCCCGCTGCCCCGGGAGTACGAGTGGTTCGGCCGCAGCTTCGACGGTCTGGACTTCCGGTTCCTCGACCCGATCCGCCGCCACGCCCCCGACGACTACCGCCGCATCCTCGACTGGTTCCCGCTCGCCGACCTGGAGATGTTCCGCCGTGACCTCACCCCCTGAACCGGGCGGCGACCCCAACGCCGACCTGCTCGCCCAGCTCCAGGCCACGGCGGCGGTCGGCGGCCCGACTTCGCAGGCCGACCTGCTCGCCCAGCTCAACGCCGAACCCGAACCCGACCCGCTGGCCGGAGTCGAGTACACCGGCGACCTCGCCGCCGACTCCGCAACAGAGCTGGACGCCGTAGCCCAGGGGTTCCGTGACCGCACCAAGCGCGAGGACGAACGGTTCCGCCTGGCCACCGACAGCGAGTACTGGTTCGCGGTCTGCTTCAAGACCCGAGCCGACAAGGACGCCTTCCTCGCCGCCGCGCGCCTGATCGCGATCGGGGACAAGTACCTCGACGGCTACGCCGTCGCCCGCGTCCTGGGCGTCCCTATGCCCACCGACCAGGCTAAGGACGACCCCACGTCCACCACCGAGTGACCGAGAGGAGGACCACGCTTGCGTGACCGTCTGCGCCGCGCGGCTGCCGCCGCCCGCCGCCTGCTCACCCGCCGCGCCAGCGGCCCCGCCCGAGGCCGCAGCTCCGGCACCTGACGGCCGAACACGACGCCGTGGAGGGATGCGCAGTGGTCGATGAGGAGGTGAGTTGACATGGGAAAACGCGGCCCTGCCGCCAAGCCCACCACCCTGCGCATCCTGCACGGCGACCGCCCGGACAGGATCAACGACCGCGAGCCCGCCCCACCCGAGCAGCAGATCGCCTGCCCGGACTGGGCGTCGGACGGCGCACGCGAGATCTGGGACCGACTGGCCCCGAGCCTGGAGCAGCGCAAGGTGCTGACGTCGTGGGACGTGGACGCGTTCCTCGTGCTGTGCGAGGCCCTTGCGCGCTACCGCAACGCCACCGCGCTGGTGAACGGCTCCGCGCTGCTGGTGCAGGGTGGTAGCGGCCTGATGAAGAACCCGGCGTTGCAGGTGCAGGCCGAGGCCGAACGCACGTTCCTGACCTACGCCGCCCGCTTCGGGCTGACGCCGTCCGATCGCCAGTCCATCAAGGTCGAGGTGGGCGGTGGCGACCAGAACCAGGGCGCAGGCCGCCTCCTCAGCTAAGCCCCGCGCCAACCCCAAGCGCACCAAGACCAGCTCGCGCACCGGCACCGCTACGCCCCGAACAACCACCACGACCACCAATCGCGGGGCGCGGTTGCCGGTGTGCGGGCGCACCTTCGACGGCCACACCTGCCGCAAGCGCGGTGATCACCTCTGCAAGCCACGCGCGGACCACGCGCAGGCGTTCGCCGAGGAGATCTGCGTCCACACCAAGGACCGTTGGGCGCGGCGGCCGTTCATCCTCGCCGACTGGCAGCGCGACGACATCGTCCGGCCGCTGTTCGGCGAGGTCCGCTGGGACGACGAGGCCGAGTGCTATGTCCGCCGGTTCCGCATCGCGTGGATCGAGCTGGCCCGGAAGAACGGCAAGTCCGAGTTGCTGGCGTTCGTGGCGCTGTACCTGTTGGTCGGGGACGGTGTGGAGTCGGCCGAGGTCTACGGCTGTGCCCGCGACACCGACCAGGCGAAGCTGGTGTTCAACGTCGCGGCCCGGATGGTCCGGCTGTCGCCGGTGCTGTCGAAGCGGCTGCGGGTTATCGAGCACTCGGCGCGGATCGTGGACGAGAAGACCAACAGCGTCTACGCCGTGGTGCCCGCCGATGCGCTGGGCAACCTGGGCTCCAACCCGAGCTGCGTCATCTTCGATGAGGTGCTGACCCAACCCAACGGCGACTTCTGGAACGCGATGCGCACCGGCATGGGCACGCGGCTTGAGCCGTTGCTGATCGCGGCCACGACCGCGGGCAACGACCCCGCCTCCTTCGCCAAGGGCGAGCACGACGAGTTCGTGAAGATCAGCGAGGACCCGGCGCGGGCGCCGCACCGGTTCGTCTACCTGCGCAACACCCCCGAGGACGCAGACCCGTGGGAGGAGGTGAACTGGTATCACGCCAACCCGGCGCTGGGTGACTTCCTGTCGCTGGCCGCGTTGCGGGAGGAAGCCCTCGAAGCCCGCAACGACCCGCTGAAGGAGAACGCGTTCCGGCAGTTCCGGCTGAACCAGTGGGTCAACCAGGCGTCGCGGTGGATGCCGATGCACCTGTACGCGGCGTGCACCGGCAGCACCCGCGACGAACCCGCACAACTCCGCGACGCCTTGGCGCGTCGACCGGCGTGGGGCGGGCTGGACCTGGCCTCAAAACTCGACTTGACCGCCTGGTGCCTGATCGTGCCGGACGGCGTCGACGGCCATCCCTCGGCGCTGTGGCGGTTCTGGCTGCCCGAGGCCGGGGTGACGTTCCTGGACGAACGCACCGAAGGCCGCGTGTCCCGGTGGGTCGAACAGGGCTGGATCACCGTCACCGACGGAGAGGTCATCGACTACGACCAGGTCGAGGCCGACATCGTCGCCGACACCGGTCTGTTGCGGGTCGCGGACATCTCGTATGACGAGTGGTCCGGTGAACCGGTGCGTCAACGGCTGGAGAAGCGGACCGGTGTCCCGATGTTCCCGGTGGCGCAGACCTACAAGGGCATGACGGCCGGGATGCACGAGGTCATGGCCCTGACCAAGTCCCGCCGCTGGTCCCACCACGGCAACCCCGTCGCCGAGTGGTGCTTCGACTCCGTCGAGGTCCGCCACCCACCCGGCGAACCCGACCTCATCCGACCCGACAAGCCCGAACGCGGCAAGACCGGCAAACGCATCGACGCCGTACCCACGGCCGCGATGGCGGTGGGCGGCTGGAAGCTGCGCGGCGCGAAGCCCAAGAAGTCGAGTCGGATGGTGGTGATGGGCTGACCTTGATCTCCACGAAGAACACCCTCGCCCCCACCCAGTGGGTGGCCCGCCTGGCGCGGCTGCACAACGCCCAGCTTCCCGAGTTGGAGTTGCTGGACTCCTACTACGAGGGCGAGCAGTCCCTCTCTTACATGCACCCGGAGCTGATCCGCCGCCTGGACGGGCGTGTCCGCCAGGTCGTGATCAACTGGGCTCAGCTCGTCGTGGACAGCCTGGACGAGCGGTTGGACCTGACCGGGTTCCGGCTCGGTGGTCAGCAGGCCGCCGACGACGATCTGTGGCGGATCTGGCAGGCCAACCGCCTGGACCTGTACGCCGAACAGGCCCACATCGACGCTCTGGCCCTGGGCCGCGCGTTCGCCATCGTCGGCACCGACGAGGACCGGCCGAATACCCCCCTGGTCACCGTCGAAAGCCCGTTGGACGTCCACGTCGACCTGGACCCGCGCACCCGCCGCGTCCGGGCCGCGCTCAAACGGCAGTTCAGCGACGACGCCGAGGACGGCTCCACCGAAGCCTGGGCCACGCTGTACCTGCCCGACGAGACCATCTGGTACTCGTCGGAGGACGGAGGCGGCACCTGGACCGAGGACCAACGCGACGAACACGGCATGGGCGCGGTGCCGGTGGTGCCGATCATCAACCGGCCGCGCACCCGTCGACGCCGCACCGCCCCGCCGAGGCTCGGACGCTCCGAGCTGGCCGCTGTGCTGCCGCTGTCGGACGCCGCCTCGAAGATCGCCACGGACATGATGGTCAGCGCGGAGTACCACGCGATGCCGCGCCGGTACGCGCTCGGTTTCGACAAAGAGGACTTCGTTGACGCACAAGGGAATCCGCTCACGCCGTGGGAGGCCGTGGCGGGCGTGCTGTGGGCCTCGCCCAAGAGCCCGAAGGAAGACGGCGTCGCGGTCGGGCAGTTCCCCGAAGCGGACCTGACCAACTTCCACGCCACCCTCAACGCCCTGGCCCGCCTCGTCGCCTCGTTGACCGGGCTGCCGCCGCACTTCCTCGGCTACGCCACCGAGAACCCCGCCTCGGCGGACGGCATCCGCTCGTCGGAGTCGAGGCACATCAAGCGCGCCGAACGCCGTCAACGGTCCTTCGGCGACGGCTGGGAGGAGACGATGCGCACGGTCCTGCGGGTGCGTGACGGTCGGGTGCCGGACGAGGCGCTGCGTATGGAAGCCCAGTGGGTGGACGCGGCCACACCGACCTTCGCCGCCCAGGCCGACGGGGTCGTGAAGCTGTTCAGCGCGGACCGGCTGCTGCCGCGCCGCGCGTCGCGTCGCGCACTCGGCTACTCCGACACCCAGATCCGGGAGATGGAAGCCGAGGACGCCGAGGCGTACTCGCGCGCCATCGGCGACCAGGCCGACGACTTCGGCCCCAAGCCGCTCCCGACCCCGCGTGATCCGGCCGACGACGACCCGGACGAGCCGGAGTCTGGGCGGGTGCCCGCTTCGCGTCGTCGCGCACCGGTCCAGCTCGGCCCGGCCGCCACCGTGCCGCCGTTGGCGGTGCAGTTCCGGGAACCTGCGCTCGCCGGGAGGTGACCGCCCCGATGAGTGCTCCCGCGCAACCGTCGACCGGCACTGACGCCGACTACTACCGGGCACAGCAGCGCATCGTCCGCGTAGCCGTCGACCAGGCCCAGACCGCCTGGCGGCAGCTCGACCCGCGCGAGGCGTCCGCCTCGTGGGTGGAGGAGGTCCGGCCGCAGGTCGTCACGGCGGTGGAGGAGGCACAGCAGGAGTCGGCGGCGCTGGCGCCGCTCTACATCGCGGGCACGCTGCTGGCCGCGGGCGCGGTGTCGGCCCCGCTCGCGCTGCTCGTGGCCTCGGCGTTCGTCGGCCTGGCCGCCAACGGGCTGCTGATCTCGGCGTTGATGGACTTCGCGTTCGGCTACTACCGCCGCGCCAAGGCTGCCGACGTGCCCGAGACCGAAGCCCGCGCCCTGGGCCTGGCGAAGTTGCTGACCTACGTGTCCACCGAGACCGACGACACTGCCCGCCTTGCCGTGCACGTCGGCGCGGTGGTCGAACCCGAGATCGCCGGGTACGAGCGGGTGGTGACCCTGCCCGCGTGCGGGCGCTGCATCCTGCTGTCGGGCCGGTTGTACCGGTACTCGACCGGTTTCCTGAGGCACCCACGCTGCGACTGCTCCATGCGCCCGGTCACCTCCGAGCAGTGGCGCGAGGGCGGCACCAGCCGATCCCCGCAAGCCCTGTTCGACGGAATGACCCGCGCCCAGCAGGACAAGGCGTTCGGTAAGGGCGAGGCCGCCGCGATCCGGGCCGGTGCCGACATCGGGCGCGTGGTCAATGCCCGCCGCGCCGGTCAGGTGTACGTGGCTGGCGGATACGAGTTGACCCGCGAAGCGATCACCAGCCGGGGCATCGGGCGACAGCTCGGAGCACTGGCCAAGCAAGGCGGTCGGTACCGTCGAAGCCAGGTTCCCCGACCGACCGCTGCACAGCTCGTCAACGCCATGGGCGGCAACCAGGAGGAGCTGATCCGACAGCTACGCCGCTTCGGCTACCTCATGTAGAGACACGCAAGGCTCTGTACGCATCTACACGGCAGACCGGGAGGATACTCCCGTCTGCCGGATTTTTTTTAGAGCCCTTCTAAGTAGGTACTTTGATGGGCCGTTTTTTCGATTGCCGGGCGCATCGGTCAGCCACCCGATCGCCCCGGCGGCGGCGACCGTGCCCGCCGTCCACAACGCCTGCCCCAAGGTGAGTACGCCGTCTGCACCGGCCATGACCTGCGCACCTGAGTGGACCGCGAACAGCAGCGCGAAAGCGAGCACGCGTGCTGTCCGGTTCTCCATGTGTGGATCTTCCCACGTCCGCCTGCCTGTGCACGTCACACGAAAGGGGGTTTCCACCCTGTCCGACAACCCGACCACCCCAC